TATATAGTTATCCTCTGTGTTGCCGGGTAAAATACTATTATTATCCCAGACCATTGTTTATCGCCTCATACGAGCGATATCAACTGCCTCATCATCGCTAAAAATTGGCACAGCGTTGCTTTTATGCATGGTTGCAATGCCTTTTACTTTGTCGCCTGTGTAGACTTTGGCAGGTGCAAGTGTAGCGTTGCCTAATCCACTGTTCAAACTTTTTAGATGTGCTGTGGTATTACGGCCTTCGGGTATAGCCAAACTGTAACCTGTGCTGACAAGGTTACCAGAACTCATAGCTCTACGCTGACGTTTTTGCTCTTGCTCAACATTATGTTTCTTGAGCAATTCCTTCCATTCTTTGTCCAACTGTTCTGCCTTTCTTTTGTGTTCGGCCGAAGCGAATTTTTTTTTGCCTTTCTTTTTGCCGGTGGTAGTGAGCCACGGACCTTCCAAATGCATTGACATATCAGTTCCACTCCATTAGTTGTTTGCCCGATTGTGTTTCTATTAATTTTGAAACAAGTCCACCGATTCGATTGTGTAAAGGGTCAGTTGATTTCATCTTGTTTGGATTAAACGGAAGTTGCATTTTAGAAAGCCAATGTTTAGTCATGCGAAGCAGATCAATATCATTCTGACATTGTTGCATTGATAAAAATACGCATCGGTCAACTGTATCATGAAACTCGTTACTATCATCACCGTATCTTAACTTAGCATCTTGCATTAGATTACCCAATTCATCTGCCATAGTTTTAGGATCAAATTTAAGTATACTCCAAAAATGTTGCTGATCTGGTGTCAAACTGATCTCCAAAAGTTATAACAATACTAGTATTATACTAGATTATGCCAACTGTGTCAAATGGGTTTATACTCGAAAACTTTCACCACATCCACATTCGCCTTTGGAATTTGGATTGGTAAACTCGAATCCTTCGTTGAGCCCATTGCGGACCCAATCCATTGTTAAACCTGTTAGGTAAGGCTCATCTTTCAAACTGACCAGTACGCAAAAGTCGTTTTGGGCATAATTGATTATGCCTTCTTCTCCGTCATACTTGTCCACATATTCCAACACATAGGCCAGGCCCGAGCAACCGGTAGTTCTTACACCTATGCGAATACCAACGCCTTTACCACGCTTGGCTAAAGTTTGTTTAATTTTAGCTTGGGCTGTGTCGGTTACGATAATCATCTAATGTAGATTGTTTTTCTGTTTATAATCCGCAATGGCAGACTTCAATGAATCTTCCGCTAGGATTGAACAATGTATCTTTACCGGAGGTAAAGATAGTTCCTCTGCAATCGCTGAATTTTTAATTGTACTTGCTTGTTCAAGAGTTTGTCCTTTTAGCCATTCAGTTACTAGAGATGAACTTGCAATAGCACTGCCACAGCCATAGGTTTTGAATTTTGCATCTACAATAATTCCGTCTTCGACTTTAATTTGCAACTTCATTACATCTCCGCAGGCCGGACTTCCGGTGAGTCCTGTGCCAACGTTGGGATCATTTTTATCGAGTGATCCAACATTTCTTGGATTTTCATAATGATCCAATAATTTTTCACTGTAAGCCATAACTACCTCCTGTAATAAACTTTACTACTTCAATGGGTTGATAGCTGTCCCATTTTTTCCTGTTCTCTTCGCCTTTGATAAATTGTATATTCTTTTTTCCGCCTAATAACAAAGGGTCTATGCCTAATTCAAAACCCTGTCTATGCGGAATAATATGATCTATTTGCCAGCTATCTTTATACTTACCTGTTTTTGGTACCCATTCACCGGCTTCTTTCATTTCTTTAAGTGTTCGGTATGTATAATAACGAACTTGGCTACGATATAGCTTAAGGGGTTCTGTAATTGGATTCTTTGGACGCAGATTATTTAATTTGCCATCTTTATTGGGATTATTAGTAAGGAAACGCTGACGAGCTATTTCATTAGTTCCGCCTTTATTCCAACCCCAACCTTTCTTAAGTCCATTGAGGTTTTGCTTTGCCTTTTGTTCGCTTGTTAGTTTTATACCTTTATTCCAAGGATCGTATTCTCCTCTATTAAGAGGATTTTTACATTTCTGAGAACAATAATCTAGAAACCTAGGTTTAGTTATAAAACTAGATTCACAAAAAAGGCACACTTTAGTTAAACCATACTTGTTTTTCATACAAGTATTTATCTAGGTGCGCCTGTTTGTGTGTATCAGTTTGGAACTGCTACAATTTTGCGTACACCTGTTTGCGGATCAACCATTTCCTGCCAATGATAACCATATGGAGGTGCTTGAACTGTTGGTTGTACATATACTGGAGGTTGTTGTACATATACTGGAGGTTGTTCAATAACAACAGTATTTGGACGACTGAGTTCGTATCCGATAACTCCGCCTACCAATGCTGGTGCTACCCAACCCATACCATAACCGCCGCCATGATAGCAACAGCCGCCATGATATCTAAATCCTTCGTGTGCTTGGGCACATGGGCTATAGGCAAACAGGGCACTCATTGCCAAAATGCTGGCAAATACTGAACCGATTATAAGTTTACTTTTCATACTACTCTCCTTGGGCGTATACTTATATAACGCCTTAGACTAATATTTAGTTGACTTATTTGGCTTCTTTACGAGCGTTTTTAACTGCTGTAACGTCGTTGCGTGTTTCTTTACACAATTTAGCCAAATCTTGACAGTGTTTACGAACGCGAGTACCTGCGGCACCTACTTCTTTGTCGTAAAACTTTTCAAAATCTGATTCCATTGCTTCGATGATTGCAGTGAATTCTGCATATTTGTTTGTGGCCATTTAATTCTCCTTTAGGCAAGTACAGAGTACTTATCGCTAGTATACAAGGGTTAAAAATAAATGTCTACTTAATTGGCTATGACGTTTGGACTACCTGCGGTAATTGCGCCACCGTCGGTACTGTCTCCAACTCTAGCAACAGCAACTCCGCCTACGAATACATTTCCCGAGCCGGCATTTATAACTGCACTATGTGGGACACAACGATTTCCCGAATTGATAGTGTGGGGAGCAGTTGGATTTCCTTTACACTCGATAGCAATACCATTAGCAAAGACTTTGGATCCGGCGCCCGTTGGACCAACTACGGTTGTAGTTGAATTACAACCGTGTCCAGTAGTTGTAGGATCGCCTTGTCTTGCTATTGCTGGCATTATGCTAGTTTGATTCCTGTTGTTTGTTCAGTATAACGATCTGCGGCATCTTTGATAGTTGGTGCCAAAACCATTATTGTACTTCTATTTATAGTAACTTCTGCATCTGGATCCGTAGTGAATAAAAATGGTACTAGACCAATTCCATCCTTAGTTGCTGTCAAACACAAGGGCTTGCTGACCTTTACTCCCATTGGATTTTCGTCGATCAGTTTTGCCACAATCTCTTCGCCTGCTGTAGTTTTGATAGTAACTACTTCGCCAGGTGTAATTCCTTTATTGATTAACATATTATACCTTTTCGAAATGTTTTTTGAGTTCTGTGAACCCGCCAATTAATTTATCATCTAAAAATATCTGTGGTACAGTTCTGGCATTAGGTACTGCTTCTAATAGTTGTTCGCGTGTCCAATCTTTTTGAATATTGCGTTCTTCGTACTCAATACCTTTCAGTTTTAATAATGCCTTTGCTTGATCGCAATAAGGACATTGATTTTTACTCCATACAATAGCTGTCATAATATTTCCTCTTTACTTATTATAAACTAGGTAACGCATCGTAGTCAATACCTTCGCTCATCACACCAATTACATAATTAGTCGATTCCGATTCTTGCAATGCTGTCTGTTTACTGCTTGTGTTAACGTGTTTATTGAACCAAGGGATAGGTGTTGACTTTGGAGCACTTGCTTGATACTTAATACCAATATCCTTTAGTGCGGCCACTGCTGTGTAGTCCACAAAGTCTTTGAGAATGTTTGCGTTCAATCCAATAACCGGACCTTTCTTAAACAAGTAGTCGGCCCATTCTTTTTCTTCACGTACCACATCGGCATACATGGCATAGACTTCTGCTTCACATTCTTGTTTGGCATCGGCAAAACGACTGTCTTCTTTAACCACTTGATTGATCAAGTAGGCTGTCCAACCTTTGTGTAGTAATTCGTCCTGTAGGATCAAACTGATAATGTTGCCATTGCCAATAAAGATCTTATTCTCTACCATAGCCAAGCTGGTAGCAAAACTAACCATAAAGCGGAAGGCCTCAAG